AAGTTCGTTGAACATCAACGACTTCGTAGGCGAGGGGTGGGCGTTTATCGTCGGCATCTTCGTAGCGGGGTTTGTGATGCTGGCCGTAGAACAATGGCGTTTACGCCGTCGTTACAAGGCCACATACGGGCAGCGCTTAGAGGCGCTGCGCCGTGTCACACCTCGTGTCTACGATGACGAACAGCACGATGGAGGTGCGACTTGAGAAGCATTACAGATAATACAGGCAAGTATGAGCACAACTGGATTACCCGTCTGGTTGAAGAGGTTCAACCTCATGCGGAGGCTGTCATTGAGGCAGCAGAAGTTATTCCGCAAGAGGATGGGTCCGTTGACTTCAAGGTTGATGGCAGCGTAAGTACGCTGGCTCGCATCCAAAACGCAGACTTCGACTTGGAGTATGTGCCTTCAGGGTATACGCATCCGGTGAGTGGCGAGTTGGTTGTCCCGACGTATGAGAAAGGCGTATACAAGGGTGATCCTTGCGACCAGTACCTTTTGCGTGCTGATACTTCACAGGTGGTTGGCAACATGAGTGGCCGTTACCCCAACCGTGATGGTTACAAGCATGTGTTTGCCACGCTTGATGAACTGTTCCCTGAGACATGCAAGAGTGTGTCGGTGTATGGGAATGGTGAGCGGGTAGTGGTTGAGCAGGTGCTTGATGAGCCATTCGACTTGGGCGGTGGTGACACTATTCAGCCGTACATTTACACTCGTATGTCATTGAATGGTACGTGGAAAACGGAGATCATTCCGATTAGCCAGCGTATCTCATGTGAGAACATGCTTGGGTATGGTGGTCAGATCATTGGTGTGCGTGCCACGAAGAACCACGACAAACTTCTAACCATGCGTTCACAGGTAATAGAAATGTCGATGGCTCAGGGTCAGACGATTCAGCGTATGGCTCAAATCTTCACGGATCAGGAGTTCACGAACGGGATGTTCACCGAAATGGTGGACAGGCTGTTGCCTTACCCGGACGAGGATGCCCATGCCCGCACTCAGAACGCTGCTATGGACAAGCGCAGCGCTGTTTTCGGTGCATGGGATAAAGAGAATGCCTCAAATATGTGGGCTGCGTTCAACGCCTTTCAAGGTGGAGAGCAGCACCGCATCAACGCCAACTACAAGACCACCAGAGAAGCACAGGAGCGTTCGTTTCTGAAGGCCCTTGATGGGAAAACTCCCATTGCGGATGCAGCCGAACGATACCTGTCTGATCTGGTGTCTGTGGGAGCAGAAGAGCCGTTCTAGAGTGCTAGAATGGTGGTCAGGCGGCGGGAGGTTTTTGCAACCTCCCCCCTCCTGCCGCCCGCAGGGGTGCGTCTGCGCAAACAACGCACAACCTCTAGTCACTTGCACATAAGGAGGTAGCATGAGTGACACCGCGCTTACCGGGAGTAGCGCCCCGCCCGTCATTACGACGGAGTACATCGGGCCACACGAGGCTCGTGATTTGCTGGAACAGGCAGCACCTAACCGCGCGATCAACGAATCGTTGGTCATCAAATATGCGTGTGCGATGCTGGACAAGGACTGGCACAACATTGGCGTACCCCTCATCGTGGATAATCGGGGGCGTTTGACAGATGGGCAGCACAGGTTGCGTGCGGTTATCGAAAGCGAAACCGTTCAGCAGTTCACCGTTGCCCACGGCGTAGATGCAGAAGCGACGCTGATGGTAGTTGACACCGGTCGGAAGCGAACGGTGAGTGACATCTTACGGATTATGACTAATGATCCTGAGAATCCTCACCAGTTCCGATGGATTCGTTACCTGCCGTCGATAGCACGCAAGGTGATGATTTGGGAAAAGAGCGGAGACATGAATGTCAACTCAGTGTCCGCAAGAATGATAACGAATCAGCGCTTGCTTGACTTCATCTCCACTAACCAGCACCAGTTGGAACTGGTTGCCTCTCAGGCTCTTCGGACGCAGACTCCTGCGCCGATGATTATGAGTGGTGTAGGCGCGGCTTACTATGTGTGCCGTTACTTTGGGGATGCTGCTACGGCGGATGAGTTTATCCGTGAGATTATCAACCCGTCACAGACGGAAGGAAATGCAGCGTGGCTGCTGCGTGAACAGGCCACGAAGGATCGCCTCAGGCGAACCCATTCATGGACGGGTGATGGACGCGCTAGTGCTGCGTACTTCATCAAAGCATTCAACCTTTACCGGTCAGGTGTCTCTAGGAAGGTACTTGTGTGGAAGAGCGTCGGCCCTACGGCTGAAGATTTTCCTACCGTTTAGGTTTCATTCGCGTGTGGGGGCGGGGCAGGTGTCCCCTTCCATGTCTCGTCCTCACACGCTCTTACACTAAGGAGATGTACATATGTGGGTTTATACTGTTCATGGTTTTTATTCGGTTGTGTCTACGCCCGATGATCCGACGGTTGTGTTGGTCAGGGCGAGAGACAAAGATTCCCTAACGAACTTGGCTGCTGCACTTGCAACAGGTGAAGGTCAGGGTGAGTACACGAAAGAGACAATCTTGACCACTCCGTATCGGGACTACCCGTATCGGATGGTCATGTTACGTGACGACTGGGTTCACTACTTGGAAATGTACGCATACAAGGATTTGGTTTATTCAAACTTCAAGGAGGCGTGTGAAGATACAGGCATGGGCTTTCGCAAACTAGATGCGTTAGGTCAAGTGTGGTACACGATGTATAGCGAGTGGGCTACGCGTCCTGCCAAAGAGAAGAACGCATGGGCGTAGCACAGCACGGAGTAAACGCATACAAGTCTGGAAAATGTAGGTGCGAGAAGTGCTGTGAGGCGAACACCGCCTATCAGCAGCGACGCAAACGGAATCCGATGATAATGCCGGGGTGGGATACGCTTACTCGCGGCGAGTTGTTACAGTTCCGTAACGAAACCGCAAAGAAGGACATGAAAGCGAAACAAGAAACATCTACACGTAACCGGAAACGCAGATGACAGGTTGTGGCAGCCGCTAGACTTAGTACGTACTAAGTACTCCCCAGTCCTGAAGGGACTGGGGATTACTAAGTACCGTGGGAGGCAAAATGAAATATCCGATTCACAAAGATTCCGATGGTCGATGGGTCCATACGTGGGTGCGACAGTCGGCCATCAAAACCTCAGACATGTGTCTGGAGCGCTGGCGCACTGACATCTTCTCCCTTGTAAGCGAACGTATCAAAGATGCGTCGGCGCTGGGTACCGTGTGCCACTCCGTTGCTGAGGACGCTCTGAACTCACGCAAAGATGGCGTGGCGGAAATGTCTCTTGAGGACATGAACGATGCGTTTGGCTACTACTGGGAGGAAATGGTTCCCACCATTGAGGTGTGGAATAACTACACCCCTGATAGTGCATACAAGGCGGGGTTGGGGAAGATAGCCAACTGGTATGACGAGGTGTTCCCACAGGTTGCTCCGGTGTTGGTTGAATATACGTTTGATGTGCCGCTCATCGACAACGATGAACGGCTCGTTCGCATGACTGGCACTGTTGATCTCGTGGAAGAGAACCGATTGTGGGATTGGAAGTTCCCCGGTCGGGACTACACGAGAGAACGCTGGCAGTACGAGCGTTGGGATGTGCAATCCATCGCTTACTGCTATGCGTTAGGTATCCCTAACTTCTCTTATGCGGTGATGCACCCCGATGGTGTGGGCCGTATGGACTTTGAACGTGGACAGCAGCATTTCGACTGGCTGCGTAAAAAGGTTTCGGCGCTTTGCCGACTGTTAGAAAATCAGACGGGTGCATACCCGTTAGGTGACAACGGTTGGTGGTGTTCCGAAAAATGGTGCGAAAGTTTCGCACGGTGTAAAGGCGCAACACAAGGAGGCGCATAGTTATGGCATTCAAGCCAATGAGTCCGCTAGAGCGGGCAAGTATAGAAGCACAGGTCATCCTCAAAGCAGCGGTTGAACTCGCTGTCGCTGAGGTTGGCAACGAACCCGACGGTGTAGCCGTCACAATGGCAATTGAAAATGCACGCGTTTTGGCTCAGGAACTACCAAACCTCAAGAACTCTCTCGTAAGTTCGGGAGATGTGGAGGTGGCGGTGGCTCCCAGTCAAGACGTAGTGGATGTTGTCGTAGAAGCATTCCCCGGAACGACTGAGGTCGCTTCGGATAAGCCCGTGTCCAAATATATAGACGACGAACAATACGCTCTCGTCCATAAGATTTGGCTCACAGAAAAGAGCGCAGGTATCGCTTACGCATCCAAGGACAGCATGTTCTTGGATAACCAAGCCATACGCAAACTCTTTCAGACTGGTACACGCGTGTTCCCGGCGGACTATTGGGCGCAGGTGCTACAGGGTAAGGAAATCCCCCAGACCAAGACAGGCAAGTGTGGACTGGGTGATTTCAAAATCAAGAAGAGCGTAAACGTCAGTTCTGACGGTGCGCCATTCTTGGGTGAAGGTGATGGCAACCATCCCCTTGCCAATAAGAGCGGGTACTTCGCTGGTCTGGTGAAGAACAGCCCGTTCAACTGGGGCGAACGCCCCGATCCCATAGATCCTCAGGGCTGGCTGGCAAAGGCTAATGCCTGAGGAACTGTCGTTGGAGGAAGCCATAGCGCTTGTGGCCGGGGCGGAATCGGATTCGCATTCCGCCCCGGCACCCCCCTCGCATCCTCCATCGGAAATAGAGGGAATCTCTCCCGCTGACCTGCAAAGACTGTTCACTCCTAAGAAGGAACAGGTGCGTCGTATGCGCCACGACCTTCGTTCGGGGAACGAATGGTCGTTGGGAATACGGACGTTTGATGACGCCACCTTGGGTGGCGCGCGTGGTGGTCAACTTGTAACCATCATCGGTCGATCCCACACAGGTAAGACGCTGCTGGCGTTGAACATGGTGGCTCGCAATCGCAAACATCGCACACTTTGGGTTAGCCCGGATGAAACAGAGACAATGTTTTGGGGCAGGTACACGGCTATACGCCTAGAGATTGACCAGAAAGATTGGATCGGCAGACTCATACGAGAAGAATCTACAGCGTGGGAAAGGGTGGAGCAGATCATGCGCGATGAAACCAACCTCCACTTTGAATCCACGGGTATGACCGTAGACGATATTGACAAGGCTATGCGCATAGCAGCAGTCGAACTCTGGGACGGTCAACGTCCAGAGGTAATCGTCTACGACTACCTAGAACTGATTCGGGGCGGAGGCGCTGGTGATGCAGCCAGCGTTCAAGCCAAAATCGAATCGTTCAAGCAGTTGGTATCTGATTGGCGTGTCGTAGGCGTGATACTTCACCAGTCCGGGCGCGGTTCAGGGAACCGTGGGCGTGCTGGTGGCATAGAGGCAGGCCGATATGCGTCCACTAGTGAAAGCCATTTTCTCATTGAAACATGGCGCAGATGGGACGATACTAACCTTGAGGAAGATACTCGTAGGCACTATGAAGATGAACTCAGCGTTGGATTGTGGAAGAATAAATCAGGTGATGGCGAAAAGGCGGAAGTCAACCTTATGATCCACACAAGTGGAAGGCTCTTAGAGCCGGGCATCACATGGGAACAGTTGCAGATAGATGATGAATGACAACACACTTATCTCATTCCGTGATCTATTTCTAGGTTTCCCCTTTGCCTATGGCACCGACGAAGGCGGTTGCCGATGGGCAGACGTTGACACCATGTGGGAGAAGCACCTTTCAGGCGAAGAGATGATTGGGATTTACCCAATGGTCTACGATCCCCTCTTTACGCGCGGTGGTCCCGACTCGTGGACAGAGGGGCCGGACAATAATCGCCATTATGTAGAAATGGAGCCTGACCTATGGATGTGCAAGTGGGGGTCCGTTGACATAGACGAGGGCGATGACTCACTTGTCATTGCTCGTAACGCTCAGAAAATCCTGCAAGCAATAGACATTGTGGCGTGGCCTGAACGATCACGTAGCAAGGGCTACCACCTGTGGATCTTCAATGAAGAGTGGGTGCGGGCGTCGGTTATCCGACGCGCCTTGAAAGCAGCGTTAGATTTGGCGGGTGCAAAATACGATGCCGTCT